ACGAGTTACAGAACAAACAAAAGCAATGTTAGATTCTTGGACGGTAAATAATAACGAATCGGTTAAAGAAATAATAACTTTTAATCCTGTAATACCTCACGCAAATTTTGATAGACATAAAGAAAATTCAAGTGCCAGTAGAAAGGATTATGAAACTTACGGGTGGTTATTTGGTAATAGATAATATTTATAATAAAATTTAGTATGGGTTTAGTTAATAGAAAAAGATCGGGTAAATTAATTGCGGGTAGTAAATTAATTGTCCCTGGACAACCTGTTTTGTCTGCTAAAAAATTTGAGATAACTTTTAATAAGACAGGATCAATGCCCGAAAGTAGTCAAAATAACCCACCTACACCGCCGCCACCGACTAATCCTTAACTATTTAAAAATACTCAAAATCATTTAAATTATCAATATGGAACAAAATAAAAATAATCTAACAATTTGGCAAAAGTTATCACAATCTTTTGGTCCTAATTCGTTAATGAATCAGGATTACCCAACGTATAGTTTGGATAAAAAAGAATTGTTAAAAACAACCGACAAAAAGGAATATGAGTTAGAAAAACTACAAGCCCAACAAACAATGTATTTGTCGGGTCAATGGGCAAAAATTGAAAACAATCTATATACTCAAGCAATCTATTATGAACCAACAAGATTGGCATCATTCTATGATTATGAATCAATGGAATTTACTCCTGAAATATCAACTGCTTTAGATATATATGCTGAGGAATCAACCACACCAAATCAAGATGGTTACATTCTTCAGATTTATTCTGAATCAAAAAGAATAAAAGGTATCCTTGCCGATTTATTTAATAATGTATTGGATGTTAATACCAACTTGGCGATGTGGACAAGAAACACCTGTAAATATGGGGATAACTTTGTATATCTAAAATTGGACCCTGAAAAGGGTATTGTTGGTTGTATGCAATTACCTAACATTGAAATTGAACGATTAGAAAGAGGGATGGCGGCAAAATCGGTTAATGCTGAAGTTGACCCAACCCAAAAAGGATTGAGATTTCATTGGAAGGTAAAAAATATGGAATTTAATTCTTGGGAAGTTGCTCACTTTAGATTATTGGGTGATGATAGAAAACTTCCTTATGGTACTTCTATGTTGGAAAAAGCAAGAAGAATTTGGAAACAATTATTATTGTCTGAAGATGCGATGTTAATTTATCGTACATCAAGGGCACCTGAAAGAAGGGTGTTTAAGGTATTTGTTGGAAACATGGATGATAAGGATGTTGAGGCATATGTACAACGTGTTGCAAACAAATTTAAACGAGATCAAGTTGTGGATAATAAAACAGGTAATGTTGATTTACGTTTCAATCAAATGGCAGTGGATCAAGATTACTTTGTACCTGTTAGAGATGTGACTCAAACAATGCCTATTGAGACATTACCAGGAGCACAAAATTTATCAGAAATTGCGGATATTGAATACATACAAAAGAAATTGGTAACCGCATTACGTGTTCCAAAAGCATATTTAGGTTTTGAAGAAGTTGTTGGTGATGGTAAAAATTTATCATTACAAGATATTCGTTTTGCACGTACAATTAACAGAATTCAAAAAAGTATGTTGGCGGAACTTAATAAAGTTGCGATTATACATCTATTCTTATTAGGATTTGAGGATGAGTTATCTAATTTTACTTTAAATTTATCTAACCCATCAACTCAAGCGGATTTATTAAAAGTTGATGTTTGGAAAGAAAAAATAATATTATACAAAGATGCGGTTACCAAAATTGAAGGTATTGCACCTGTATCAGTTTCTTGGGCTAAAAAACATATCTTAGGATTCTCCGATGAAGAAATCAGATTAGATTTACAACAACAAAGATTAGAGAAAGCCGTTGCAACCGAACTTGAAGCAACTCCAACTGTAATTACTAAAACAGGTATTTTTGACACTATCGATAAATTATATGGTGGTAATAGTGGTTCTACGGAAAACACTCAATCTGGTGAAGAAATGGGTGGAGAACCTCCATTACCTCCGTCTCAAACATCTGATTTTGGTGGTGGAGAAGAAATTCCACCCGCACCTGAACCGGCAGGAATTACACCTGAGTCTAAAACTAAGAAAGAAAATTTAAATATATTATTGGAAAACGATGATTTAATGTCCGAAGATTCTTTCATTGATTTATCAAGAGGAAGTAATTCATTAGGAGATATTGAAGATGAATTGGATAAACTACTGAATCGTTGATATTTATTGTAAAACAAACTTAATATGGAATTTGGATTATTAAAATCAAAAATAGAAAATATTCTTGTTGAATCGTACAATAACGGTACTTTTAACAAAGAAATTAAAAACTTTAAATCATTAGTTTTAGGTAATAAAGAAGTTAGAATGTCTTACCATCTTTACGAAGAATTGAGTAAAGAGAAGGGGTTTATTAAAGAATTTGCTGAAGATTACTTAGACGAATGTGTTAGTTTATATTCTCAAAACACGATTAACAAAACCTCTCTTAGAAAACTTAACGAGTGGGTTAAAAATGTTAAATGTGAAAATAATTATTCAGATATAGATACTGTGTTATCTAAAAACACATTTATCATTGAAAATATTATTAAAGAAAAACAAAATATTGTTAAACGATTAACTTCTAAAAAAGTTGAAGTTGAACAAGTTAATATTCCATTAGAAAAAATGGTTGAGGTTGCAAATAATACACTTAGTAATTATTTAAACACCTTAAACGAAGAAGATTTAGCAACCATTAAAAAATACTCCACATTAAATGAAGATGAATTATCTAAAAGATATGAAGTATTAAGTGAAATGGTTATTGAGAAATTAGAGAAATTAACTAAAACATCTGAGAAAGAAGTTGTTTCACAAATCAATGAAACAATCTCAAAAATCAAGAATGATAAGATAGATTCAGTTTCTTTAATTAAGTTAAAAACACTTAACGAAAGTTTGTAAAGATATTAAAAATTTTGACATATTAACATTTATTGTTTATTTTTATTTTAACAAATAAACAGAAACAATATGTTACTTAATGAAAAAAGGAAAAAGTGTAAAACTTTTAAGTCACCGAGATTTTAAAATTAATTACGGAACGGTAGACAGTAAAACTCTAAAATCAATCTACATAAACATTCAAACTTGGGCCGAACCAAAAGTAGATATCAACTACCCCACACGAGTCGTAAACAGTCTCTCAAGGTCAATTAAACACACAGTTCTTAATTCCATAGACGAAAATATATTTAACAACAAATTCATTGTTGATTTAGATTTACGTTCGAGTGGAATTCAGTCAAACAAAAAATCATTTTTAAACTTAGAATGTTATCTATATCCCAAAGATATTGTCATTGAGTTTAAGGACTATGAATTGAAAAATTCAATCAAAAAAATAATAGATTCTGTCATTAATGAAAATTTTACAAAAAACAATACTTTTAATTTTACCCTAACAAAGAAAGAAATTGAAAAAGTTTAATATATTCAATATATTTATAATGAAAAGATATAATGAAAATATTAGCCCCAAACGAAATAGGTAAAGGAATTTTAGTGGAATACGATGCAGGATGGGTAAATCCTACAGACAAATTAAATTCTGAAATTATAAAAGAAAGTAAGAAAAACCTTTTAGATTATTCAAAACCATTTGAATTCTACGCAGTATTACAAAAATATAATACCCCAAATAGAAATGGTAGAGTTTATCCTGAAAGAATCTTAAAGAGAGAAGCAGATAATTACAAAAAGGCAATTGCTAAAGGTACCGCTCTTTCAGAACTAAATCATCCTGAATCATCTTTAATTGACTTAGATAGAGTGTCTCACGACATTACTGAGGTATGGTGGGATGGAAACATCTTAATGGGTAAATTAAGACTATTAACATCACCAGGTTTCCACGAGAGAGGTATTATCTCTTGTAAAGGTGATATGGCAGCAAACTACTTAAGACAAGGGGTTACTTTAGGTATCTCTTCAAGAGGGGTAGGTTCATTAGCTAAAAAGGGGGAACAAAACGAAGTACAAGACGATTTTGAATTAATTTGTTTTGATTTAGTATCTTCACCATCAACACCAGGGGCGTATTTGTTTACAAATCCTGAGGATAGAAGTAAGTACGAAGAGAATCTTGATGAGGAAAAACAAACACAAATTGCAAGAGCAACAGGTGTTGATTTAAATTCAGGAAACAAATCACTTGACTTAATGAAAAAATTATCTCATTATTTAGGAAAATAATTAATATGGACGAAAAATATTTTGTAGCAAAAATTCAGTATGACATACCTGATGATAACACAGGTAAAATTAAAAAAATTAGAGAAGAGAAACTCGTTAGAGGATTCTCAGTAACAGACGTTGAGGCGAAAGTAACTAAACGTTATGAGTCGTTTTCTCAAGAATGGAGAATAACTTCAGTATCTGAGAGTAAAATTGACGAAGTTATTGATTAACTAATTTAAAAAACTTTAAACTAAAGAGGACGTAAGTCCTCTTTTTTTATTTATGGGTATATTTATAGATATCATTTCAGACACACTCCGACAAGTAAAATAAATTACCAAAATAAACAAAATAAACTCAAATATTAAAAAATATAATTTAACAATACCGTTAAGTTAGGTTTTTTTGATATTTGGAAATATTTATATACAAACCAATTAAAAAAAATGGCAGAAAAACAAAATCTTGTAGAAGAAGCACTTATCCAAATGAGAAGTTTGGAGAACGTAGTTTCTGAAAATGCAAAAGGAATACTTGCTTCAACAATGAAGGGAGAAATCAGCGAATTAGTAAAAGAGTCTTTAGAGACTGAAGATGATTCTGAATTGGATTTATTTATTAATAACGAGCTTGGAGAACAAGACGAGCTTGAAATAGATGATGAAGAGGAAGATGATAATGAATTACCAATTGACGGTGAGTTCGATGATGAAGAAGATTCATTAGAGGACAAAGACGAATTTGAATTTCCTACTATGGATGACGAAGACGAAGAACCAATCGACTTAACAAATGCTTCTGACGAAGAAATTTTAAAAGTTTTCAAGGCTATGGGTGACCAAGATGGTATTATCATTAAAAAAGATGGTGATATGATTGACCTTAAAGATACTGACGCTGACGTGGAATACAAAATCCAAATGGGTGAAAGTGAAAAAGATGATTACTTTATGAATCTGGATGAAGAAGACGAATTCGAATTTCCTACTATGGATGACGTAGACGTGAATAAAGAAGATGATTACTTTATGAATCTGGATGAAGAAGACGAAGACGAATTTCCTACTACGGATGATGAATTCGAATTTCCTACTACGGATGACGAAGACAAACTTATGTTTGAAATTGAAATAGATGAAGACGATGAGTTCGAAGAAATTGGTGATGAATTCAGTAATGATGATGAAAAAGAAAAATTTTCTTTTGAATTCAATGAAGACGAATACGAAGACGATGAATTCCAAAAAATAGAAACAACTGAAGGATTCAAAGCAAAGGGTGTTGGAATGGGTAAAGCTAAATTTAGTTATAACAAACCAACAGGAGGTTTCAAAGAAAATATGAAACACGCAAACCCTACTAAAGGAACTGGTAAACCTAAGTTCGAGTTTAAAGAAAGTGATGACATGACAGGGATGAAAAAACCTATGATGAAAAAACCTATGATGAACAAACCAATGATGAAAAAACCTATGATGGTTAAAGGTGGCGAAACCACTGAAGCATCAAGAACTTTGGGTAACGGTAAAAGATGGGGTAGAAACGGTTTAGACAAACCAAAAGCAGCACCACAACACTTAAGAGTTGAGGGTTTAGAGAAAGAATTAGTTACTCTAAGAGAAAGAAACGAAGAGTACAGAAAAGCTTTAAACATTTTCAGAAGTAAGTTAAATGAAGTTGCAGTATTTAATTCAAACTTAGCATACGCTACGAGATTATTCACTGAACATTCTACAACTAAAAATGAGAAAATCAACATCTTAAGAAGATTTGATTCAGTTGAATCATTAAAAGAGTCAAAATCTCTTTACAAAACAGTAAAAGATGAGTTAGGAAACCAAGGGGGTTCAACTGTAGTAAAAGAGTCTTTCCAACATAAAATTGAAAAAACTCCAGCTTCAGGTTCAGCAATCAACCTTATGGAATCTAAAACTTATGAAAATCCTCAATTCATGAGAATGAAGGATTTAATGACAAAAATGAATGTCGTTAAATAAATAAAACAAATAAATTAAAACAAAACAAATACTAAAATGGGAGCATTATTAGAATCAGGTCTTGTAGGTAACATCGGGTTAAAACACCTTAAAGTTATTAAAGAAGACACAATCAACAAATGGGACAAATTAGGCTTTTTAGAAGGTCTTAAAGGTCACTTAAGAGAGAACGTAGCACAGTTATATGAAAACCAAGCTTCATTCTTAATAAACGAGGCATCTGCGACAGATTCATCTGGTTCATTCGAAACAGTTGTATTTCCTATCGTAAGAAGAGTATTCTCTAAATTATTGGCTAACGACATCGTGTCTGTACAAGCTATGAACTTACCAATCGGTAAATTATTCTTCTTCGTACCACGTATCCAAGGATACACAGGAGCAACAAGTACTCAATCAGGTGAACACTATGCACCTGTAGGTTCTCCAGGTAACTATCCTGGTAATCCTGAGGCTGGATACACAGGAACAGGAGCTTATGCAAAAAATCTTTATGATTTATTCTATGAAGGTAATGAGGCTCAATTAGACCCTCCAGGGTTATTTGACTACTCTAAAGGTCGTTGGTCAGCAATCACTGCTACAACAACAATCCAAAAATGGACTGGTGGAGTTTTAGTTGACGCTAACATTTCAGGAACAACTGACGGAGCAGAAGTAATCGCTTCAGGTAACACAAGAAAAGTTATCATTAAAATGTGTGGTTTTGCTGACACAGGTGCAGGAAAATTAATCGGACCTGATGGTAACGAAATGGATACAGAATCATTCTTATCTGACTTAGTTGTTTTCACAGGAAATGGTTTAACTGTAGCTGCAGGTTCACCATGTACA